ATAGAATTTAAAGTAAACGAGGTTAATCATATTAAGTTCTTTAATCCTGATTATAATGTAAGTGGTAACCAATTATACGGAATGAGTCCGCTTATGGCTGCTTGGGAAACTGTTTCAAGTTCAAACGAAGGCACAAGAGCAAAAGCTAAAGCATTTATCAATGGCGGTGCAGCAGGTTTATTATTTAGTGGCGATAAAGACGCAATGTTGGACGGGGAGCAAATAAGTAAGATTAACCAACAAATAGATAGCAAACTTACTGGAGCGGATAACTATAAGAGAATTGTAGCTACTAACGGTATTGTTGATTATAAGCAAATCGGAATGTCTCCAGCAGACCTTGAAATAATCAAATCAATAGGAGCGGATAGAGATACTTTATGTAGAGTGTTTGGAGTTGACCCTATCTTAATGGCTACTGATTCGGCTTCGTACAATAACAAAGAGATGGCTTACAAAGGATTAGTAACAAATACGATTGTGCCTATCTTAAATATGATTAGAGGTATGTTTAACGAAGTTGCTTTATACTACTCTTTAAGAGATGGTAAAGAATACTATATTGATTACGATGTTCAAGCATTCCCTGAAATGCAAAAGGATATGGAGAAAATAGTTACCCAAATGAAAGAAAGTTGGTGGATTACTCCTAACGAAAAAAGAGATGCTATGAATTATGATAGATTAGATGAAGCAGATATGGACAGAATTTTAGTCCCTACTAACTTAACTTATCTTGATGAATTAGGAATGTCAGACCAAGCGTTATAATGACACAAGAAGAATTTGACACTAAACTCCAAAAGTATTTAGAAACTTACGGGTATCGTTTGTACTCTAAAGCTATAAAGGAATCTATACAACCTATTATTGATGCTTTAAACGAATCGGAATCGGTTGCGTTTACTAACTCTATTGCTGCAATGCTTTACAATGGAGTTCCTATTGCAAATGCTATGCAGACTTTTTATAATACTGCTTGGAATAAACAATCACGAGGTTATGTTAAATGGCTTAAGGCTAATTTACCACCTGAAGCTACAATAGGTGTAGGCTTTGAGAATCCTATTATGGATGCAGCTTTAAAAGATTATTTTAATACAATAGGCGGACAACACATCAAAGATATTAACGACACAAGTCTTAAAAGAATACAAGAAGCATTTCAAAGAGCGTTAGAAAATAACGAAGGCTTTAGAGGTGCAGAAAGAAGACTTATTAAAGAAGTAGGGATGAGTAAAACAAGGGCAAGGCTTATAGCAAGAACGGAATCAGTAATGATAACCAATGCTGCAAAGTTTACTCAAAGCGAGATATTACCTATTGAAATGGAAAAGACCTGGTTGCACGACCATCCAAAGATGCCGAGAGATTGGCACATAGCTTTAAGTGGTAAAACTATTGATTTAGATAAGAAGTTTAACGCTGATGGTAGAATGATGAAACATCCAGGAGACCCAGCAGGTGGAATAGAAAACAATGCTAATTGCAAATGTACGATGCTTACCAAAGCAAAGTTAGATAAGGAAAATAATATCATATATAAATAATTGCTAAAAAAGTTAGTATCTTTGTATATCATAGTTTGGTGTTTTTGGTTTTAGGGTGGGTGGTAAAACATCCACTCTTTTTTAAACGCTATAAAAATAATCGCTTATGAAGAATATAAGTTTCAAAAATTACGATGCAAGTATAAAAGACTTGGATGTAGCAACAGGAATAGTAACAGGTTACTTCTCACAATTTAACTCTATTGATTTAGATGGGGATGTTATAATGCCAGGTGCATTCACTAAGACTATCGCAGAAAGAGGACCAGATTCATCAAAGCCTGAAATTGCTTACTTATGGCAACACGATACTTACAAGCCTTTAGGAAAGCTAATGGTTTTAAGAGAAGATAACTTTGGTTTGTACTTTGAGGCTAAAATGAGCGATACTACTTACGGACAGGATGCTTTGAAACTTTATAGAGATGGTGTAATAACCCAACACTCTATTGGTTATCAAGTAATAAAGTCGGTAGAAACCACTATGGATATGGAAGAAGAAGTTGAGGCAATCTACGAAGTTAAACTTTGGGAAGGAAGTGCAGTAACTTTTGGCGCTAATCCTAACACACCTTTTACAGGCTTTAAGTCAGTAGAAGAAAGAGAAGACCGAATAAAGACTTTAGTTAAGGCTATCAAAAATGGTACTTATACTGATGAAACATTTGGTCTTATTGAATTTGAATTATTAAAACTTATTTCACTTGTTAAATCTGATGAGCCAACTGTGGTTACTCCTGTGGACAACGAGCCGAAAGAGGACAATAAGATACAAGAAATAAAACAATTTAGAAATCTCTTAAACCTTTAAAAATGGAAGAAATTAAAAATTTAGCAAATGACATCAACGCAAAGTTTGATGCTAATGCTAACGCTTTATTAAGCGTAAAAAATGAAGTGTCTACGATGGTAGAAAAAAGTATTGATTCAGTTAAAGCTGAAATCAAAGCAGTAAAAGACGAAATGGATAAGCAAGCTGAAGAAGTATCTCGTAAGAGTGCTGCTAAAATTGCATCTTCAAAGTCTATCGGTGAGCAAATCGCTGAACAATTAGACAGTAATATGTCAATCGCTGAAAAAGAATTAAAATCAGCAGGTGGTTCATTCACTATGAACTTGAAAGCAGTTGGTAATATGTTATTATCTTCTAACTTAACAGGAGATTCAGTAGCTACTTACAACCAACAACAAGCAATCTTGCCTTCGCAAAAATTGAACTTTAGAGATTTAATCCCTACTGTACAATCTGCGACTGGTACTTTTGTTACTTACAAAGAAAGTGGTTCAGAAGGTGCTATCGCAGCGCAAACTGAAGGTGCAGCTAAAGGTCAAATTGATTACGACTTAACAGAAGTTAAGACTGTAAACGCTTATATCGCTGGTTTCGCAACTTTCTCAAAGCAAATGATGAAATCTTTACCATTTATCGAGCAAACTTTAACTCGTATGTTGATTAGAGATTTTTACAAAGCAGAAAATGCTTCTTTCTTCGGTACTGTTAGTGCTGCTGCAACAGGTTCAACAACCCACAGTGCTACTGATGATGTTGAAGAAATTATTGAATTAATCGCTAACCAAAAGACTGCTAACTTTAATGCTTCTTATGCGTTAGTTTCTCCTCATCAAATGGCTCGTTTAATTATCTCTACTTACAACAAAGGTTACTACGCAGGCGCAGGTGCGGTTATTCTTAACGGTGCAGGTGGTTTGACTATCTTTGGTACACCAGTATTCGAGGCATCTTGGGTAACTGATGACAAAGTGTTAATCTTTGATAGAGATTACTTAGAAAGAGTTGAAGTTGAAGGTATGAATGTAACTTTCTCTTATGAGAACGGCACAAATTTTACGCAAAATCTCGTAACTGCCAGAATAGAGTGCTATGAGGCAATTAACTTGATGTTACCTACTGCAGCGATTTATGCTGACCTTGGCAACGCATAATTAGTTCTTTAAAATAATAAAGAGGGTAGGTGCTTAATTGTATCTACCCTTTTTTAATGCTAAAAATCTTAGTATCTTTGTGAATGTACAAATGTTCAGTAGATATATCGTATCAAGGTAGGAAGTATTATAGAGGTAACTACTATGACCTTGTTTTAAGCGATAAGATGAAAGAATTTATTAAAGTTGGGTACTTTACTCAAATAGTTGATAAAGGTGTTACAAAAGAGTTTAAAGGCAAAATAAAGAAAAAGTGATAAACTTATATCCATACCTAAATAATCCTGCTATTGATTCTATTGTGATGTTTCCTAATGGATTCAAAGCAGAAAAATTATACACAGTATTTCCAAGATTTGGTTTCTTTAATGCAAGTAGAGATCTAACTGCTTATAGAACTGTTCAAAGCACAACAATACCGGATTTAAAATTTCTTTCGTTTATGGGGGCTGATGTGCCTTTATGTGATTACGAATACTCAACTTGTCCTGAGTTATTTATCCAAAAGGAGTCTTTTAATTACTTTTTAAATACTGCTGATTTTAGCGCAGTTAATTGGAATACTAACGGAACAATTACAGATGCTTATGGACAAGGACCAGATCTTATGCCTTTTAGTGCTGCAAGATTTCAAGATGCTAACGCTTATCAAATAACTGATTTTGGAGGTCCTTATTTAACTCTTTCTGTTTATGCAAAAAGAAATACGGCTTCTACTATTAGACTTTATACAGATGCAGGTGATGTAACTTATACTTTAAGTGATAGATGGGAAAGATATACTTATACTTCTATTCCTTCCGGTCCTGCTGATATAGGATTTGAGGTTGTAGGTGATGCTTTAATTTGGATACCACAATTTGAAGAAGGTGATTTTGCTACTTCTCCTATACCTAATGGCGCTACTGAAAATACAAGACCAAAGGATATTATCTATAAAGATATAACTGGCACAGAAGAGTTTTTAATATATTTTGATGTTCGTTTACGATCAGGTTCAAATATTGATGATTTCTACGAAATAATAGGATCGGTGAATGATGGTAGTTTTGATTATTATTGTGCAATAGGTGTTTCTAATACTAACGAATTTATCGTAAATTTGTATAATAATCCTGATAATCAATTAGAAGTATTTGATGCTTATCCTGATGGTATTCATAAGGTTGCAGTTAAATTTACTGATAGTGTTGTAAAGGTTTGGATTGATGGTGTAAATGTTCTTGAAACAGGTAATTCTGTTGGAGTAAGTCCAAATTCATTAAATAGATTAGACTTAGGCACAATAGCAGGTGCATTAAATCCTATTAAAGATAGAATAAGAGGTTCAATTTTTATGGGTGGTGTTGCAGGAACTTTACCAACTGATGAAGAAATAATAGAACT